AGCGATCCAAACTCATTGCCCCCGCACTGGCGCAGGCGATTGAGCAGACCGTCTCCGAAATTGAGGAAGCCATCTTCTCCAAGGAAGAGTGGTTTGATGTGGCTGTCGAGACCGCTAAGGACATGGCGCAGCTTGCAAGCCGCGACCAATTGCTTAGCGACCTTGATAAAGTCAATGCCGCCGATCAGATCATGGAAGCCATTCTCAATGGTGCCATATTCGGCACCATGGTTGCTAAGGTAAACGTCGGTCTGCACACCGAACACACGCCTAAGCGGAATCCAGCAACCTATGAGTTGATGGCTGTTTCCAAGAAACAGGTAAAGGTGTCCATTGAATCTATCCGCCCAGACGAACTCATTCCAGATCCGGTCGGAAAGACGATTGATCAAATGCTTGGCGTTGCTCAAAGAGTACAACGTCCCCTACACTATATTCAAGAACGATGCGCAGAGGGTGTATACGATCAAGCTGCCATCAGGAACATATTTCCTACAAGACGGCTAAAGAATAGCGACGTGGACTCGGAAGATCCGATGTCCATTAACACGACTTATGAAAGTGAGCAGATCGATCTTATCGAATACCACGGTAAGGTCCCTGCTCATTTGCTTTTTGAGGTCCAGGAAGCGCGGACGGTAGCAGATGAATTACTCAAACTCGACCTTCGCGAAATTGATGACCGTGGCGGGAACGGCCCAATGGTCGAGGCTATCGTCACCATCGCCAACCAGGGAGTACTCTTACGTGCTATCCCTAATCCCTACACGCTCTCAGATCGTTCCATCGTTGCCGCCCAGTTTGAGAAGGTCCCGGCTCGCTTCTGGGGTCGCGGCGTAGCGGAGAAAGGGTACAACCCACAGAAGGCATTGGATGCAGAGTTACGCTCGCGTATGGACGCTCTTGGCTACATTAGTGCTCCTATGCTTGGCATTGATAGTGGGCGTATACCTCGGGGATTTAAGCTAGAGGTCAAGCCTGGTAAGGTGTGGCCGACGCAGGGCAACCCGGACGAGGTCTTGCGACCGTTCCCGGCTCTTAACATGAATACCATGACCTTTGAACAGACGCAGGAGATGGAGCGTATGGTTCAAATGGGCACAGGAGCGCTAGATGTCGCCAGTGCTATCAAGAACCAGTCGCAGTCTGGCTCGAATAGTATGTCTAGTAATTCTATGCTTATGGGGGCGTTCGTTAAGAGAAGTAAGCGTAGTATTGCAAATATTTCACGCAACTTCATCGGCGTACTACTCCAGAAAGTCATTTGGCGGTACATGCAATTTGATCCGGTACGTTATCCCAATGATTTTGATATCAAGCTTAAGCCCACACTTGGAATCGTGGCTAGGGAAGTCGAAGCCGGGCAGATGACCCAGTTGATGGGTATGATGCCGCAGGAGTACCATCAGGTCAGCTTGCTGCTCGCTCGCGGAGTGGTAGAGCATACGGCCTTGCAGAATAAGGCGGAGCTACTCCAGACTATAGACAAGATTTTGACGCCTGACCCGAAGGCGCAGCAGCAGGCTCAGCAGCAGCAACAGCAGCAGACAGAGTTGATGATGGCTGGGCTTAAGGCCCAGGTCAACCAGCTTAATGCTGAGACTAAGAAGATCCTTGCTGAGATTCATCAGCTCGGGAAGAAGGGTGAGACGGCTGATCAGGAATTGGCAATCAAGAAGGCCGGATTACAGCTAGACATGCATAAAGCGCAGCAAGACGCACAAGAGCAGAACCAGTTCGCCATCCAGAACAAGATTGCCGCTGAGCGGCTACCGCTGGAGCGCGAACAGAACCAGATCAATTGGCTTGTTGCCCAAGCGAAGATGATCCAGGCTAAGGCGCAGGCACATGCGGCTGGCCATAAGGTGATCGATGAACATGTAGCGGCCGGAGCTAAGTGGGTACAGGCCCAGGCTCAGCATCATGTGGCGCATAATCCGCCACCGAGGGCCGCAGCCAAGTAATTTCGTAGGAGGAGAGGACTAATGGAATTGAATCAGCTTCAAGCGCTTTCGGACGCCCAGAAGGCGCGCTATATGGCAATGGGACGGCTCTTCGAGCACCCTAGCTACAAGTTTTTGATGGAATGGGCGAAGTCGAGTGTGGAGGAAGCAGAGAAGCGAGAACTGAACGCCACGACCTGGGAGTTAGTCCTGGTCAATCGTGGGGCAAGGCTGGCATTTCTGGATGTCCTTAATCTTGAGACCCAAGTAGAAAACGAGTTCACTGCACTCGCCGATCAGGCTATTGAGGCTGACGAACAAAAGCAGGAAACGCAGATGGAAGCAGACGGTGTCTAAGGCAAAAGGAAATCTACTTGTCCAAGTACATCCTGTTTGATTTCTGCTGCACGCAATGTGGCAACGTATTTGAGGATATGACCAAACCAGGCGATTACTGGAGTCATTGTCCTGAATGCGGAGCGAACGCAAAGCGTGAGTTAAGCCCGCCAAGGATTAACCATCAGGCTATGGCAGGAAGCTCTAGTGCTTCGCCAGAAACCTTAAGGCACTTTGATCGGGTTCACCAACAGAGAAAGGCAATCGAAGAACGTCGGTTCAGGGACCATGGAGACTATGGCAAACCTGCTGGAGCCGATTAGTAGCGATCTTTCAACCCAAACGCATAATCCAGAAATGGACGCAAAGAGGATACCATGGTTAAATTCGTTGATGTTCCCCTAGACGTTGGCAACGCAGAACGCGCTGTCTCCGAATTAAACGCCGCCCTTGCCGACTCCAGCAATGCACGGCGTCAAGAAGTCCAGACCCAAGAGGCTCGTCCAGCCACTACGACCACCGAAGTAGATCCCCGCTTTGCAGGGAAATCTACCGATGAAATCGTGCGGATGTACAAGAATCTTGAAAGTCACTCAGGCAGATTGGCGAGCCAAGTGGGTGAAACCCGCCGCCAAATTGACCAGCTAATTCTAGGTAAGCGAACAGACGATCTTCGTCAAGCGGGTGCTGAACCTGTGAAGATTCAGGCAACCGATTTGATGACGAACCCCACCGAAGCTATTGATCGACTAATCCAGAGCAGGGAGTCTCCCAAGATTTCTGCGCTCCAGGAACGAATCAATCAGATCGAAATGCAACTTGGACAAACCACGTTTGCACTTAAGCACCCTAATGCACAGGAAGATACGATTGACCCGGCCTTTCAGGCTTGGGTGCAAGAGACTCCCCTGAGGCAGAAGCTCATGGCGGATGCGGCAGGCGGAAATCCGTATGCCTCAGATGCCTTGCTGACAGAGTGGAATCACGCGAAGCCGCAGGCTGCCGTTAACACGAATGCTACGAGAGCCCAGGAATTGGCCCGTAAGGCCTCCCTGGAGTCTAGCAATGTCGGGAGCGAGAGTGGAAATAGTCCGAGCACTCGTTCAGCACGTACCGTCAGCCGTCGAGACCTCATTAAACTGAGACAGACGGACCCTGACAAGTACGACGCGATGGGTGCAGAGATTTTCCGTGCTTATGCCGAGAAGCGGGTAGTCGATTAATAGACATTATTAAACCCTTTAGGATATAACAATAACATGGCTACAGCATTAGTTCTTAGCAATGATATTGCGACAAGCCTTACTGGTGGTCCTGGTAGTCCCAATGACGTCCATGCCGCTAATTTCGTCCCGGCCTTGTGGTCGGATGAAGTTGTCGCAGTATACAAATCGAATCTGGTCCTCGCGAACCTGATCCGTAAGCTTAATCATCGCGGTAAGAAAGGCGACACCATCCACATCCCGACTCCTGCTCGCGGCACTGCCGTGAACAAGGTGGCGCAGAGCGTGGTTACGTTGCAGCCTTTCGTTGATCAATCAGGCGTTGGTGGCATCACCATCACGATCAATAAGCACAAAGAGTATTCTCGTCTGATCGAGGATATCGTTGACGTGCAAGCGTTGCCTAGCCTTCGTCGGTTCTATACGGACGACTCTGGTTATGCGATTGCGAAGCGCGTTGACCGCGACATCTTCTTCCAGCTTGGCTCGGGAACGACCGTTGCCGGTGCTGCTGGTACGTTCATTGAAGATCCGGCGACGGGTAACGTGTTGGCTGCCAGCACGGCTTCCCTGTATGTTGGCGACGGCCAGACTCTCTGGAACCCGTCGGCTAACACCAATGCCGGTAACGCGACTGACCTGACGGATCTCGGTATCCGTCGTGGCATCTTGAAGCTTGACCAGGTTGATGCGCCGATGGCGGCTCGTTACCTTGTCCTGCCTCCGGTTGCTAAGGCTCTCCTCTTGGGCGTTGCTCGCTTTACGCAGCAAGCGTTCACTGGTGAGGCTGGTTCTGGCAATAGCATTCGCAATGGCCTGGTGGGCAACGTGTACGCTGTCGAAGTGTATGTGTCAAACAACCTGCCCAACATCTTCGCGACCAATGGTAGCGTCGGTGGATCGATTGCGTGGCTCTTGCAGCGCGATAGCGCGGTGCTTGTGGAGCA